CCCCGCTTCGTCCATGCGAAAATCAGACATTAGTAGGTCCTACTATCAAGAATCCGCCGATATAGTGATGCTAGGACCATTCAGTTCCAAGACCGCCAGTCCGCTACCAGTGGTGGAGGACAGATAGCGAGCATTGGAAAGGCGAACAGTTTTGCCAGAAGCAAAGGCATGGCTAAATTGACCAGCTTTGCCAGTGCCGCTTGCTGAGAACAGCACGCGAACCACAGACGAAGGATTGACAGCGCCAGTCACATAGACAGCCACTGCGCCTTCGTTGGCAACGTTCAGCACTTGATCAATCTTTACGCCAGGACGGTTGTCGCTATTAAGCGCAGTTTCGTCAACGTAGGTGAGCACGTTGATGCCAACTACGGTGTCGCCGCTAGCGGAAAGGGTTTTAGCAGAGTTGGCAACGGTGCCAGCAGAGTTGTACACTTGTACATCACCGAAAGGCAGGGTGACTGCGGTTTCGTTGATATAGGTGCCAATGGTGTTGTCGCGAATGTCAGTGAGTTGGCCTTCCAGAAGCGCAGCGTGGGTCAGAGCATAGCTCTGTTGCACACCACCAGCGGAAGCGGTCCCTGACGTGGTAAAAGTTACGGCCATGGGTCAGCGCTCCTTAGAGACGGAGAGAGGGGATTTCCAAGCATTCTGCAGCTTATCCATATAGGACGAAGGAGCAGACATTGGGGAAGCAATGGAAGCAACGGCTTTACGCAGTTCTTCCGTAGCAGCAGAATCGCCACGAGGAGCAGATTCGGCCAAGGTGTCGAACATCGCAGTCACATAATCATCGGAGCGTTCCGACAGATCAGCATCACCACGAATAGCCTTGATGGAAGCTTCCATGATTTCACGGGCAGACTTGCCAGCAAAATCAAAAGCGGAGTCAAGGGAAGTGCGAGCTTTGTCGATTAGCGCAATGCGCTCTTCAACGAGGCTGTCAACATTCACTTGCTTGGCAGCATCAAGATCAAGCTTGAGGCTTTCCACTTCTTCCGCAAGGGCATCGGCCCGCCCTTCGGCAGAGTCGCACTTACCTTTCATTTCTTTTTGCATGGCGTCCATTTCTTCCTTCATTTTGGAAGCTTCGGACATCATGCCATCGTACATTTTCTTCATGTCCTCGTAGGACTTTTTGGCGTCTTCCCGTTCTTTGGTAACAGCCAGAGCTACGCTCTCGGTCACCTCAAACTCAGCGCCATCGAAGTTGACTTTTGCAGTCATAGATGGTTCCTCAATGGGAGTAAATAGAGAAGGATCGGCAGCATCCAGGCGATCTAGATGAAGCTTCACTTGCGGGCCAGCGCGGCCCCTACGCACAACAGCAATGTGATTTCCGTTGATTTCCTTTTGGATGCCATCGTAATTTTCACCACTGTCGGTTACGCCTGGAGTCGCTTCATAATTGACGCGATAACCAGCGCTGACCTCCTTCGCATCACCACGCATAATGCGCTTAATGGCTTCTTCATCGGTGATTGTCATGACGGCACGAACGAATCCGTTGTCATAAACCACTTCAGTGCCACTAAAGCCAATTTGATAGTCCTTTGTATTGGCGCTATCTAATAGGACAGGAGGATGCTCAAGAGTAATTGCTTTGCCCGCAAATGAGGCCAAGCTTTCAGGAGACGCCACTTCACCTTCGGGGCGATATTCGCGACGAATGGAACCATCTGCATCGGTGTACATTTGTACGCCAGTGCGTGCGATGGTTGCCCAAGCACGGAGATAACCTTCGGGGGTTAGCTCGTACTTGTCAATCGGCGCTACGTCGTAACGAAAGCATGTGTCGCTCATGGTCATACTCTATCAAACAAGAATATGCGTGATAGACTAACTTAGGCTATTTTGCCTAGAAATGCAGCACATTCAACATCGTCGCATCACCACTCGCCTCCAGGCGCCAATTGTCACCATTCAAGAAAGCAGGCAAGTAATTGGAGAAAGAATGAGAGAGGCTCGTCTAAACTGTGGTTTGTCACAAGGAAGCATTGCAGAAATGCTTCACTGCGATCAAACCACTATCTCACGAATGGAACGTGGACAAATCTCCCCTGACTGCGCTCAAATTCGTATTCTTAGCTCTGTTTTTCAGCTTTCTATTTTGTACCTCCTCGGTTATCCTACGTTTGTGGTTTCCGCAGTAGACAATTAGTCGTCGTCATCATCATCACATTCGCCACGGATTTCGGCAAGCTGATCCTCCAGATTTTCCATTATGTACGATTTTGCTATTGCTTCAATTTCAAAAGTTAGAAACTTAGTGGATTCAAAATAGTCATGAGGCTTGTCGTAGTAGCTTACGGCAAAGATGTGTGTTTCATCAAGGCGACCATTCTTGAAATGTTGCTCTTCAACTAAGCGCCATTGTGAAGTTTCACGGTGCTCATTAGCGGAAAGAATGGCTAGCGCTTTCATCACGCCAATGCCTTCTTCTTCTTCTTCAATCACCCGTACGTATTCGCTCATTGTTTGGATTGGCGACTTTCAACCATCTTAATGATGCGGGAAGCCCATGACCTACCCGCATCTCCTCCCCATAGTTGCCAAGCGATGTAACCAGCATCATCTTCACCCCCGCTTTTATTCTTTTCATGGCGGGAGAAAAACGCAGCCATGCGCTTAATAGTGGCGAAGCTTATGCCGCCGCCTCCTGCGAGATCACCAGCTCTGGCCACTCCGCTACCAATGCCCTGCTTGCCAGCTTCCTGCGTCGTTAAGCCGCCTTTGCCATGCTTCTTGCGTAGTTCTAAGCCGCGACGCGCTGCGGCCCGTACAGACGATGGTGGGGAGAATGATTCAGCATCATCGCGCTCCTCCATAAAAGCATCAACGTACGCTTCTATATAAGCTTCACTTGCATCTTTCTTCTTCATGCTCATGCCAGCTTCACTGAGGGCAATCGCAATGGCTTGCTGTCTAGTCTTTACAGGCTTGCCATCGCTACTTTTAAGAGACCCCTTTTCAAACTCTCGCATGACAAGAGCTATTTTTGCTTGTTTTTGTTTTTTCGTCATGGTCTAAGGGCTTTTTAAAAGCATAGTCAAGGGACAAAGCCTATAGGGGCCGTGGCAATGTTCATGCTGGGAAAAAGCTTCTCACGATAAAGAACCATGCCAGTAATAAGTCGCTCAGCTATAAAAGCTAATGCTCTTTTGTCATATCCTTCGATACAAAGAAATTGTTCCTTGTGCTTTTTCCAAATGGGCTCCAACGCAGCAAGTAATGCACTCATGAATTGTTTGTAATCTGCGCTAGATCCCCTCGCCATATTGCAACCAATAAAACTATTTTGACTCCAAATGCAATCAATTTCTTTGCGAGAGAAAATCCATCTACCAGAATCAGCTATATCCCTTGTCATTGCAGGAGCATCAAAATCAAAATGCCCACCATAAAACTGTTGCTCTAGCGTGCAATTAAACAACGCAGGTTCGGGGAAGTATAGAGTGCTGCTGTCGTACCATTGGTCCTTTGGTTCTAACCAATTGCGTCGATATTGAGCATTGCCAATATTATTTTGTTTGGCGTTAAGTATTATCCAGGAAACACAAGACAATTCTCCCCATCTATTATTGAGCTGCGAAAGAAAGGCGTTTTCGTCATCAAATACATAGCCTTGCGAGCGGAGATCTTCGCGCTCTTCATCTATCAACGCATGTGCGCCGCCCATGATTGGAACAATGCACGATTGGGCTTCATAGCGCACTCGCTCGCCAGGAATACATACGGCATAAATAGTGCAATCACTCGGTTGCATATACCTGCCTCGCAGCCCAAAGTTCGTTGTAATTGTTTACGCCCTTGGCGCCCACTCCAGTGAGATCGCCCCCTCCAGAAGGCTTACTCCACGCCATGATCGTGCCATCTGGCAGAACAAAGGCACGATTCTTATGTTCGTGCGTGGGTGTTAGTTCTAGATAGTCGCCGTAGACGAAATTGACATTGCCACCATTTGCAGCAAGAGCTGCTCCTAATAATGTTGGACCAGTGGGGCACAATGGAGTGATTCCGTAGTATTTTTCGTGACAGTTGCTGACAATCATTTCAATGGCAGTAGTCAGTGCTATGTTGTCGGGTTTTGAATAAAGAACAGTGGTTGCGCAGGCCCAAGTGGTGTAGCTAAAACGTTGAATATCGCGGAAGGCCAGAAATTCAATACGATCTCCTACTTCTACTGGATTTACAATTCTGATGGCAATGTCCATATACCACCCTCCAAGCTTATTCAACAAACAGAACCTGCCAAGATCAGCTTTATACGAATAGGGCTTTAGACAGTCGTAGGCCCATAGTACTTCCGCTGAATAGTTGGCTTCAATAAAAGCGCGAAGGGTTTCCTTGGTGTAAATTTGATGGTCTGCGCCTGGGAACGCTTGACGCACGGTGCCAGTGGCGTGCCCTAAGAATGGTGACAGTTCGGCGCCATTGTCAGAGAGAAAAATTTGGGATACTTGCATGATGATCAAACGATTTTTGCAGGAGTGCCAAAGCCTTTGAAAGACTCTTGGTCTGGCTTCTGATTAAGCACTTCATTTACGATGCGCAGCATCTTTTTAGTAATGACAGGCCAGGTAAATTGCTTTTCATGAATGCGCTCGTAGCACCAATTACCAGCAGCCTTCAAAGCATTACGGTCCTCGTAGTAGTAATTAAGGATGTCAGCAACGCTACTGGGGTCAGGCAGTAAACGCTCTAGCCCATAGTTCCTATCCGTTTCAGAACCGTTACAAGCAATACGTGGAATGTCATTAAAGATTTCCTTGAGGCTTGTATGGTCAGGGACCACTTGAGCTACGCCAGCAGCAGCGTGCTCAGTGTTTACCAAGCCCCATCCTTCGCCAATGCAAGTGTTTAGGCCAACATCTACAGAGTTATAAACCTTATTCAATTGTTCAATGGGAAGGCAGTTATGAGTGGAGAAATGTGGGCTAGTGAGAATAAGCTTGCCAGCAGCGTCATACCCTGCATCACGCGCCACGCGCTTAAATAATGGCACCAACTCCCAGCCCATATCCTTAGCTCCCATGTTGAGCCATAGACGAGCATCAGGCTTGTCCTTGGCAAATTCAATGAAACCCTTAATGGTCAAGTCAATGCGCTTACGAGGCTGGTTCCTGTTGCCATTGAAAACAATAAACGTGTCCTCTGGCACTCCTAGCTCCTTGCGGCATTCAAGAGGGTCAATGGGGAAGAATTTAGTGAAGTCCGTGCCATGTGGAATGACGGCGATAGGCTTTTCATAACCCATCTTGACCAGCTCTTCCCTGCCAAATTCCGTGTAAGTGGCAAGTCCGTCCCACTCGCTAACGGGGCCGTTAAGTTCAGGGAAAATGCCGTAGCTGTCAATAGGCGTATATACAAAAAACTTAAAGGGAAACTTTTCCTTGAGAGACTTAACTGCGTCCCACAGGTTAATGGCCACCCACAGGTCGTTCGTCACCCAAACAAGATCGGGCTGAATGGTTTGAACCAGTTCAGCAATGCGATGGGAACCAAACGGGTCGGAGCCATGCACCATGGCTGGGTAAGTTTTGTATTTAATGGCCTCCTCATCGTGGTCGCCATGGTAATTAGTGGCGAGCACATGCACTTCGTGCTTCTCAGCAAGCGCAGGGAGCAGGTATTCAGCCACTCGTCCAAAGCCCGTTTGAACGAATGCGTCACCGCAATAAAGAACGCGAGCCATAATCCTTCGTGAATCTTCGCCATCCTAGTGGGCTTTTATACTGATGACAAAAGGGGACTAAATGGCACTTCCAGAGGGCTCGATTCGCTTCTGTATCAGTACTTGCAAGAAGTTTGCGCCCCATACCATTCCAGTAATTATTCCAAGCTTGCTTGCGGCTGGTATCGAACCAGAGGAAATATTAATTGTGAATGGTGGACAGACTGCTCATACTTTGACAGACTGCGAAGGCGTTCCAATGTTGCTAACGCAGCAAAATTCTTTTGAATACACCCCGCTCATTGAAATTGTTGAGCAATCCATGGAAAGCGAGTATTGGTTTCTTCTGCATGACACCTGCATTGCAGGCGCGGCCTTTAAGCAATTAGCCTATGAGCCTCCCGCAGAGGCGCCAGAAAAAGTTGCGATGAAATGCACGCCATCAATGAGTATTGGCCTCTATCGTCACGATTATCTCATGCAGCATCGGGAGCGCTTGATGGCCATTAAAAATATGGACAGTTCGCCAGAGGCGCTTCAACAGTGGAAACAATGGGGCGTGCCAAACGAGGATTACATGCTTTGGAAACTTCAAGACGCACATTGCCATATTTACCACCTAGATCGTCATGGCCCTGACGAGTGGAATTACCAGGGGCACGCAGACTCGTATGGCACTGGCTCACAACGCCGCATTGAATACTTCCCTCAATTGGACCTAGCCAAAGCAAAAAGTAATTGGCAAGGCGTTCAACCTCACCTTTGTATTGACATTTAATGAAACGCTTGGCAATTATTGGCGCTGGCTGGGTGGGATGTCACTTGGCCTATCAGCTTAGAAATGAATATTGCATCACGCTTTTTGATCGCGAGCATGAGCCATTCCACGGCGCTTCACTGGTAAACCAAAA